GAACCTTCTTCACATTCATTCTTTGCTTGTTGCAGTAAATCAAAAAAATGATTATGACCAGCGGGAGTCCCTAAAAATACAGCTGCCCCCTCTCTGTCAGACAAGGCTGGTCTCACTACCTCCCCCCATACCCTTGGATTTTGCATACCAAATTCATCAAAGATAGCTAAATCTAAATAAATACCTCTAAGTGCATCTGGATTCTCAGCAGATAATAACATCAACCTAGAACCATTGGGGAAATCTACTCTCAACTCAGTTTCATTAAAAGCAACATTAGGTATTACACTGGCATAATACTTTACATAATCCCATGCAATTCTCTTAGCTTGTGTAAAGGTAGGCGCAATAAATGCAACCCTAGGTCTTGGCAATGGACAGGTCAAACATTCCTTAATTAAATGATTAACTGCAAAAACAGTCTTGCCAAAACGTCTGTGCATGACTAAAACATTCCAGCGTCTCAGGCTGTTATGCATTTCAGCTTGAGGCGCACGAGGCTTATAAGGTATTGTTATCTGAGCCATCTGTAATCCAAGCAATGTTAATCTCAGTATCACCAGTCTTTAACTGCATCATAGCTTTAGCCTTCTCCCCAAAGTCCTCAGAGTTACAATGAGATTCTAACCACCTACTGTGTGTCCCCATCTCCCTCAATGCCATAACATCTACCTTGGCAGTACCAGTAACAGCCCCTACAAGTAAACCCTCATAGTTACTCCTAAACTCAGAAGAAAAACTACTCTTGGCTATCTCATAAGCATCCTTAATATCCTTATTATCATTAAGATACTTATAAAACGTATTCCTACTAATCCCTATACCCCTACATATCTCACTAACACTTATACCATCGCCTACCATACGTAGTATAATATCTTCCTTCTTGGCTAACTTCCTAGGCATGGATACTCCTGACTGTGTGGTTGATAGTAGTATTTAACACATATATAGAGTGGTGCGCCTGTCTGGGGGTAATGGCTATAAAATATACCCCGCCTAGGCTACACATTGTAAATATATAGCATAGGCAATCGCGTTCTATACACATATGAGATTGTAATGTCTGTCTGTTGATAATTATACAAAACACACTCAACAAAATAACTATATTTAAACTACACTATATAACACGAGCTAATAGTAGCTCTAATAGAATAGGTAACTAATACCATATATAGTGTTGACACGCAACAGTAGACACTAAATATAGTATCATCTAATTAATGTTAAATTATTTTACTTTTATATATTGACAATGTAAAACTACTATACTATATACAATGTATAACTACTTTACAGAAAAGGATTAAGACAATGGATAGATTTTTAGTATTTTACACATATAAAGGCGAAGTAAAAAACATAGTTATTTTAGCTAATAAAAAAACTGATGCTCTTAAAGCTATGGATTATTACGACATATTTGACATTTTTTACCACGATGACATGGGAGAAGAAGACGTTAAGGAATTAGAAGATTTTTATAACAAACAATAAAAAGGACATAAGACAATGAAACAATATTTAGTAACATCATTTATTGATTACTTAGATACAAAACCTATTGAAGCATTGTTTAATGATTTCAATGAGGCTCAAGATTATATGCATGACATTGTGCATCGTAGAACGCAATGGACGGTTGAACGCTCACAATATTTTGTAGATGAACAAGATTTAAAAAATATTGAAGAGACCGAGTGGTCATTAATTAAACTAGAAGAGGTATAGAACAATGACAAACTTTTACAAATACGATGAAATAGAAACATACTTTGAAGACTTCCTAGAAGACCATGACGCAATCTTTATTTATAGATATTATGAAGACTTACATCACGAGTGCTTTAATACAGACTATTACATTATTGGAACCTATAAAGCCAAACAATGGCTAGGTGATAGGGTGTTTGAAGTTATCAATATAATAAAAGAATATGAACAAGATAACTTTGGGGAAGTATCAACAGACTTATCCAACCCTGAACAAGTTGTAAATATGTACGCTTACATAGTCGGTGAGCAAGTTGTAAATGAATGGATGAAAGACAACGAAAAATTAGCGATGAAAGCCTAGTGTTTATGATTGCCCTAGTTACACACGCTAGGGCAACGATAAGCGACTAGAACACGCTTAAAACGCCACTAATGGCATAATAAAAAGAGAGGTAAGACAATGGATAAGTTTAAAATATTAGATGAATTACAAACAAAAACTAGAGAGCTGATAGAGAAAGGCAATTTCGACGTTGCAGAACCTTACAGACTGCAAGCTCAATCTTTAATGCAAGAGCTTTACACGACTAAAAAAGTAACTGGATTAATGGCAAATAGAAAGAAAGGTTAAGACAATGAATAACTTTGTAATAGTCAGAATGACAGGAATAACCGATTATGGTTTTAAAGATTACCGCAAAGGTCAAATTAAAATATGGAAAGATTACGGTGAGACATGGGGAAGTGCTGCCTATGAGGTACTAGACTATGTGACTGGATATATTAAAGCTTCAAAGATAGCTAGAGAGTTTAGAAACAATGAGTAAATGGCAAATATTTTTTGAATTTATAATGACAGCATTATTATTCATTACGTTTTATTTAATGATGGTGTTTGTATTTATATTAACTTGATAGAGAGAGAGGGAAAAACAATGGAAATTAAAAGAGATATTTGGGTAGATAGATACCCACATTTTTGTATCAATTTAAAAGGAATGACCGTTTTGGAGGTGGATGAAAGTGTAGTTTTTGCGGAGGGTTATTTAAAAATAAAAGAGATTATACCTGATTGTGAGGAATGGGATAACTGTATTGTCTACAATTTAGATGAGAGCATTGTAGGACAAGAGGAAGTTGATAACTTTAACTATATAAAATCAGAATGGGATAAAATAAATGACTAAACAACAATTTATGAAAGAGAGAGAAGCACTTGGCTTTACTAGGATACAACTAGCAGAGAAACTTGAGTTATCCAGACAAACTATATTTAATTATGAATATGGTCACTATCCTATACCAAGAGCTATAGTGCTTGCTATGCAAGCTTTAAAACTACAACCAAAATAATCTATATAGGCTATATATATAGGCTATAGAACGCGTGATGCATATATGTGTTTCGCGTTCTTATTGTTATATATGCTCTTAAATAAGCGTCCTACTTGCCCTTTGAGGGGCAGTAGAACACTTATTTAGAGAAAGGCACGCGTGATGCAATGTATGCACTCGCGTAGACAATGAAATTATTCAATATCATATTTTATATTGACACGCAATAGTTAGAATAAAATCATCTGACTTTTAGGTTCAGATTCTGTTTTATATTTTTGTGATGTTCCTTTTGGGTAAGATAATTTACTATAATTTAAATGTTTTTTATATATTTTCTTTTCTTTTTTTGAGCCTATAAAATAAATATATCTGTGCTTTTGAGGTCTATCTACAGTTTCATATTTACTATTTTCTTGCAATCTTTGAGAGAGAGGTACTTGTTCACAAATGCTTTTTGAGTGTTTGTTTGAGCCAATCATTCTCCATTCTGTACGTTTTGCAGACAACCCTGTATAAATAAAATTACAAGATTGATATACTTTACCTACATGATTCATAGACGTATCCGCATAACTTACTATGATTTTTGGTTTTTTTAACATCGTTAATGTTTTAGATACAAAAAAAGATGCCTCATTTTTTTTATTATTTAGTAAGCATAAACGATTTAACTCTAGCACATCAGCTGCAAATTCATGCCCACAAACTCCACGACAAAGAGATGGACTTGGGGGGATTCCATAAGTTAAAACACCAACTAAAATTGATTCGTAATATAACCCAAAAGCATTAGTAATATTAGGTATTCTTTTCGCATAATGCCTATTCAATAACCAATCATAAGTTTCAAACGATTTAATTGTTTTTACTTTATACATGAAAATATTTTTACCCAAGCTTCAAGGGTAACAATCGCCACTTCATTACCCTTATATTTATTGTTGGTATGTTTAAGATAGAGAGCGCAGCGGATAGGTTGATGGTCAAACTTAAATATAAGTACAGGCTTGTTATTAGCCTTCTCAGAAGCCTTTACCACTTGTTCCCACCACTCCTTGCGATAAATGCCTACACTGGACTGAGGACGCTTATATCGCTTACATTCGATAGTCCATCCATCTACTCCAAGTAAGTCACCTCTATCAGCAGTGCGGTATTGTTCGATGTCTCTTTTGATATCCTGAAGAGAGAGGTGCAGTTTTAAATAGTTTGCAACCTCTCTTTCAAATGATGCTCCTTTGTTACGACTGTTAGGCATGATAGAAATCATCCGCTGTAACTTCACCTTTGCTTGCTATAAATATCTTTATTATAGTTTCCTGCTTTGG